GATGACTTGATGATGTTTGGTCGCGCATTCTGGTACATCACTTCGCGCACCGCCGACGGATACCCGGCATCGTTTACTCGACTGCCTGCAGGCTCAGTCACAACGACCGACATGGCTGGCCCTGTTTGGTTCGCTCCGTCGTCACAGGTTTACTTCCAAGGCGGAGAGATTGACCCGTACAACCTTGTGCAATTCTTGTCTCCAGCGCAAGGCCTGATTTACTCGGCACCTGGTGCAATTGAAACCGCGCTCAAACTTGAAGCAGCTCGCAACCGCAACGCATCGTCAAGCATTCCAGCAGGCGTACTCAAGCAGACAGGCGGCGAGCCACTTAGCGCGCAAGAACTTGCTGATTTGGCTAGCGCGTTTAACGCCGCTCGAGCAACCAACCAAACCGCTGCGCTTAATGAGTATTTGACATACACGGAAACAAACAGCACACCTGACAAGATGCTTTTAATTGAAGCGTCGCAATATCAGGCTTTGGAAATGTCGCGTCTGGCAAACGTGCCACCGTATTTGGTGGGCGTTGCTACTGGCGCTTACTCATACCAGTCGTCACAACAAGCGCGCGCAGACCTGTACTTGTTCGGCGTAAAACTTTATGCAGACGCAATTGCTGGCGCATTGTCAATGGACAACGTGCTACCGCGCGGAACATATGTCGAGTTTGATGCCGATGAATACCTAGAAGAAAACTTCATGGCCGATCGCATGGACGATGAAGAAGTAGTTATAAGAGAAAACACTCAAGAGGAGTTAGCACGATGATTAAGTTAATTGCAGGAGATTTCACGCTAGACGCCGCCAAAGGCGACGCACCACGACGCACAATCAGCGGAACCGCCGTTCCTTACAACGTGCCGGCAACGGTTTCGGATGGCACAGCTGTGATCTTCCGTCCAGGCTCATTGCCAGTCGAGGGCAAAGCACCGCGCTTGTTTATGTACCACGATGCCTCTATGCCAGTAGGCGTGGTTACCGAGCGCGTGGACACCGAGCAGGGCATGATGTTCAGCGCCAAGATCAGCGCCACCAGCCTTGGAAATGACGCTTTGGTTATGGCCTCAGACGGCACAATTGACCAAGTATCTGTGGGCGTAAATCCGACCAAGTTCTCGTACGACGAAGAAGGAACAATGATCATTGAGTCAGCCGACTGGACAGAACTTTCGCTAGTTCCGATCGGCGCATTTGGTGACATGGCAAACATCGCCAGCGTCGCTGCGAGTATCCACCAAGAGCCAGAAGAAGTAGTGTTAAATGAAGAAGTAGTCCCAGAACAGGAGATAGAACCCATGTCAGAAGTAACCGTTCCAGCAGTTGAGGCAACAATCCCAACCGCACCAATTTTTGCACAGGCCAAAAAAGAATTCAAACTGCCAAGCGCAGGCGAGTTCATGGCCGCTTACCACATCGGTGGCGACACGTTCAAGAACATGAACGCTGCAGTAGCAGAACACACCGCATCACAGCGCACCGCATTGCAGGCAGCTGCAGGTGACGTGCTTACAACTGACACACCTGGTCTTTTGCCAGTTCCAGTTCTTGGGCCATTGGTTCAGGACTTGAACTTCTTGCGTCCAGTAGTCGAGGCAGTTGGCGCACGCGCTTACCCAGACAGCGGACAGTCAAAGACGTTCATTCGTCCAACAATCACCACGCACACAAGCGTTGCTGCACAGTCACCAGAATTGTCGGCAGTATCTGCAACAACCATGGTGATCGCATCCAACTCGGTAAGCAAGACCACCCTTGCAGGCCAAGTTACCCTCTCAATTCAGGACATTGACTTCACGTCTCCCGCAGCAATGTCATTAATCCTCAATGACTTGATGGGCGAGTACATGATTTCTTCCGACAATCTTGCCGCAGACAACTTGCTTGCTGCTGCAACTTCGTCTGGAGTTTGGGACGGAACGCCAGAAGATTTGCTGAAGTCAGTTTATGACGCAGCGAACGATGTGGCTTCTGGTCGTAACTGGATGCCGACACATATGTTTGTGTCAGTAGATGTGTGGGCACAACTTGGACAGCTCGTAGATTCAAGCAAGCGTCCATTGTTCCCATTCATCGGCGCAGGCCTTACCGGTCAGAACGCACTTGGTTCATCAAGCGCAGCATCATGGAACGGAACCCCAATGGGTCTCCAGCTTGTAGTTGACAGCAACTTTGCTGCCAAGACCATGATCATCACGCGTGTTGGTCAAGGCCAAGGCGATGCGTACGAGTTCTACGAATCAATCCGTGGCTTGCAGTCGTTGGAGAACCCATCAGTCTTGGGTCGCAACATGTCATTCCATGGCTACGTATCAACCTTCGCAGCAATCCCTGGAATGATCCGCAAAATTACCCAGGCCTAGTCGAGAGCGGAGCAACCGCTCATGGCTACATACACAGTTACTAACAAGTACCTGATTGACAACTTTGCCGTACTGCAACTCCTGACCCCATCGGAGATTGCAGTCGGCAGTTCAATCACGGTTGCTTCTGTTGACGCAACATTTAACGGCACCTTTACTGTGCGCGCATTGCCACAGTATTTGTTTCTTGGTATTGATACACAGGGCGACCTGCTGTACGACTACCAGATTCCGATTGCTGATCAGGTGCTTTACGCCAAGACCGCAAGCGATGTTGAGCGAACCGCAGCGTCTGGCACGGTTGCAAATGACCCTGTATGCACGTGGGTGACTGCCGCGCAGGTCATGACCTATTTGGGCATCACGATCACAAACCCGTCAGATGACTACACGTTGCTCACGCAATCGGTGTCGGCTGGCAACCAGTTCTGTTATCGCAGGCGTCAGGAGAGCGGTTATATCGACTCCCTAACGACCTCACCAGGCGGAGATGCAACATTGGGCACTTTGATGTATTGCGCTGCTCTATGGCGCTCTAGAGGCTCAATAGAGGCAACCTACGCCACCTTTGACGGCATGGGTTCAGCACCACAGCAAAGCCTGACCCCGATCGTGAAGCAGCTCTTAGGCATTCCACGCCCAGCGGTTGCCTGATGGCTTACACCGACCTATTCAACGAAGCGATTGATGACGTCACAGCGACGCTGACCGCGGTGTCTGGTCTGCGTGTTGTAAACGACCCAACCAAACTTGTGCCTAATTGCGTGTACTTGGATGCACCTAATTTCACAACCACGTTTGGCAACGGCAACATTGTGCGCCTTGAGTTTCCGATCAAAGTCATTGGCTCAGGCCCAGCGGGTCTGCCGGTGCTTCGCTCAATCTTGAGCATTGTTGCAACCGTGCTTGGCTCGTCAATCATTGTCATGGCTGGCCGTCCGTCAAGCCTTGAGATCGGTGGCGCGTTGTACCCGTGCTACGACCTTGATTGCGCTATCCAAGCCCAGACCGCATAATCCACAACTACCGAACAACAATCATCTACTATCAGATCAGAACTTAAGGAGCAAACATGCCAGCATCAACTTACCTCTCGAACCCAACAGTCAAAATTGGAACCGCAATCGGCACCATTGTTGACATCACCGATCAGGTCAGCGCAGCGACGTTGACTGTGACTGCAGAAGCGTTGGAAGACACCGCTTTCGGCCAAACATCACGCACCATGACCGCTGGCTTGTTCAGCAACTCGTTGACCTTGACCGTGTACGCATCGTACGCAGCGTCTGAGTCCTACGCAGTTCTTGCTCCGTTGCTCGGAACCAAGTGCACCGTAAAGGTAAATCCAACTAGCGCGGGTGACTCGGCAACTAACCCTGGCTTTATTTTGACCGACACCTATTTTTCTAGCCTGCCAGTCGTGAATGCGTCCTTGGGAGAGCTTTCGGTTTATGAGATAGAGCTACAGGGCGGAACGTACTCAGTCGATACAACCGCATAATCAACGGCTCCGAGCCGACATAGGAGAACAATGAAAATCAAATTGCAGTTAAAGCGCACACCCGACAGCGCACCCGAGTATTACTACACAAACCTGTTTGTAGTTACGGAATGGGAACGCCTTGAGCGTCGCAACATTCAGCAACTATCAGCAAACCCGTTGTACTCGGATTACGCCTGTTGGATGCACACGATCTTAAAGATCAAAGGCGAGCAGGTTGGCGACAACTGGCGTGAATGGCTAAGCAAAAACCCTGACATCGACATTATGCCGGTACTGGACGAGACTGATCCAAACCCTACGGACGCGGCACCTACCGTCGCCAGCTAGCAGAAATCTTGGTTGCGGTCGGTTGGTGGCCCAGCGAAATAGCGTTTGACTCAAGAGACATGGTGACTGTCATTAAAGTGCTTAATGAGGCAAACAAAAAACGGAGATGACGTGGATTCAGTATCAACCAAAGTTGAGATCGTCGGGCTTAAGGATGCCTTGAAGACGCTTAACAAGATTGATAAGTCTTTGCGCCGTGAAATTACCAAGGACTACAAAAAGATTGTTCAGCCTGTCATTGACGACGCCAACGCGCTTGTGCCTACTGGCGTTCCGCTGTCTGGTATGGCGCGCAACTGGAGCACTCGATCTGGCTTCAAGATGTTGCCGTGGGTGCCTGGCATGAAGCAGAAGATTGCTGCCAAGATCAACACTCGAAACATCAAAGAATACGGCGGAAATAAAAGCAACGTGGGCACATTCCTCATTCAATGGCAGGGCGCTACTGGCACCATGTTTGACACGTCCAAAGAAGGTGCATTGGGCCGTGAATTAACTGCACGCTATGGAGAGCGTTCACGAGTAATGTGGAAAGCATACGTGCAACGAGAAAACGATGTCATGTCCGAGATGGAGCAGTTGGCCAAGCGCGTCATGGATGAAGCGAACAGAGAGACCGCATAATGGCAATCAATATCCCGATCATCAGCGAGTTTGACGGCAAGGGCATTAACAAGGCTATTAAGCAGTTTCAACAACTGGAGACAACTTCAGAAAAAGCCCAGTTTGCGATCAAGAAGGCGGCTGTTCCGGCAGCTGCAGCGTTGGCTGGTTTGGCGGCTGCGCTTGGTAAAGCAACCCAGGCGGCAATGGAAGACCAAAAAGAACAGGCGGCGTTGGCGCTTACTTTGCGTAACGTTACGGGCGCAACAACTCAACAGGTTAAAGAAGTTGAAGACCAAATTTCGGCCATGAGTCGAGCGTCAGGTATTGCTGATAGCGATTACCGCAAGAGCCTTGAAGCCTTAACTCGTGGCACTAAAGATGTGCGCGTTGCCATGAAGGACATGAACCTTGTCATGGACATCAGCACCGCTTTGCAAATGGATAGCACGACTGTTGCTGACGCTTTGGCTAAGGCTTATCAGGGCAACTTTAAGGCTCTTCGCACGTTGTCTCCAGAGATGGCAAGCATGATTAAAGACGGCGCAAGCCTTAACGATGTCATGGATGTGCTTGGGGACACGTTCGGTGGGTCAACTGCCGCAGCAGCCGAAACCGCTGCAGGCAAAATGAAGATACTAAAAAACTCTATTGGCGAAACATCTGAATCAATTGGTGCAGCGTTACTTCCAATAGTTGAAGCTGTACTCCCAATCTTAAACAAGTTTGCTGCATGGGCTCAAGACAACCCGCAAGCGTTTTTGGCAATCGCTGCAGCCATTGGCGTTGTTGCAGCTGCAATTGTGGCCACCAACATTGCCATGGCGCTAAACCCATTTAGCCTGATCGCTGCGGGCGTTGCTTTGCTTGTCGTTGGCTTGGTTACGGCATACAACAAATTCGAGTGGTTCCGCGACGGAGTAAACGCAATCGTGAATGCAATTTTAGGAGCATTTGAATCAATGGCAAACGGTGCTATTGATGCTGCAAACTTGGCAATTAAAGCGTATAACTTAATTCCATTACTTCCTAACAAAGAACCGATTGGCCCAATTGATTTGCCACAAATCGGCGGTAGTCCTGGTGGCCAATTACCACGACCTAAACCTGGTCTTTTTGGCATTGAACGTTTTGCCGAAGGCGGCATTGTGACATCGCCAATGATTGGCATGGTCGGAGAGGCAGGGCCAGAAGCCATCATTCCGTTAGATCAATACAACCGTGGTGGCGGAAATGTGACGATTAACGTAACTGGCGGACTTTCGACAAGCGCCGAGATTGGTGAATCTGTTGTTAATGCGTTGCGCGCCTACTCACGGAGTGCAGGGCCGTTGGCTCTGAACATTGCCTAATGCCAGGCACAGCAGTTGTTGATTCAGGTAACTATGACCTGCAAATAGAAACAGGGTTCATTGTTAACTCGTTTCGTTTGGACGATGTGACCGCTGGGGTACTTGATAACACGTTCTTTGTGCTTGACGGCAACACCGAGTTTGCAGACGTGCTTTCTGATTGCACGCAAGTCAATGTCAGGCGTGGTCGTCGTGACGTGGGCGATCAGTTCAGCGCAGGCACAATGACATTTACAATCCGCGACGTGGACGGCATCTTTAACCCGTTTGACGACAACAGCCCGTATTACGACACACCGCAATCTAAGCCAGGTCTTGCACCAATGCGTAAAGTGCAGCTCATCCGCTACGACCTTGGTGGCGACCCTGAATACCTGTTCTCGGGCTATGTCGTCAACTATGACTACAACTTTGCTCTAGGCGGTTTGGATACCGTGACCGTGTATTGCGCTGACCAGTTCTATCTACTCGCACAGACTTACATGAACGAATTGAACGTCACCGCCCAAACATCAGGCGAACGCATAGAAACCGTGCTTGATTTGCCAGAAGTTGACTTCCCAGCGCTACAACGAAACATCGCTACAGGCACAGTCAACCTCGGCCATGATTCCGCCTACACCGTTCCTGCCGGCACAAACGTGTTGCAATACATTAGCCAAATAAACGACACCGCAGAATTTGGCCGCCTGTTTATGAGCGCCGAAGGCTATTTGACATTCCAGGAGCGCATAGGAACAACGTTGAGCCCGTCTGTGGCCGACTTCCATGACGACGGAACCCAAATTAACTACGGTCTGGGCATTTCGTTTGAAGCGAACGAGGTAATCAACAGGTCTGTCGTTACAGGCCTAAACAACAACACGGCAACTGCCACAAACGCAGGCTCAATTGCAACCTATTTTATTCAGACCAGCAGCATCCTGAACAGCCTGCTTCACGAGCAAACAGCCATAGACACAGCTGCAAGTTACCTGCTCAACCCGCAACCTGAACCACGGTTCACATCGGTAGAAACCAAGTTCCTGATGCTGACCGACGCCCAGAAGGACACGCTGGCCACGGTTGAAATAGGTGACACGATCGCCATTGAAAAGACGTTCCAAAGCGGTGCCGGCACAACCGAGTTGGCACAGGATTTAAGCGTTGAAGGCATTGAGCATTACCTTGATTTTGCTACGGGCCACAGGGTCTTGTACTCGACTGCCCCGACTGTCATCGTTTATGAGCTGATCTTGGACTCGCTCACGTATGGCACACTTAACCAGTTCAATGTTTTAGGATAGGAGACACTATGGCAACACCAACCACACTCCCGGCATCGTTTACCGCTGGTCAGGTTTTGACCGCTACGCAGATGAATGATTTGCGAGGCGCGTTTCGCGTTTTACAAGTAGTTTATGGGGCTTCCGCAACCCAAACAACAAACAGCAGCAGTACGTATGCCGATACAACTTTAACGGCATCAATTACACCATCCGCAACGTCAAGCAAGGTGCTTGTAATTGTAAATCAAACTGGTTGTTTTAAAGACACCAACAACACCTCGCAAAATTTGAGATTGTTACGTGATGCAACCAGCGTTGTTCAATTTGGTGGATATGGCGGTCACACCGCGACCACAGCAGAAAACGGTTTTGGTGGTGTCGGTACAGCCTTTTTGGATAGTCCAGCAACGGTTGCAGCTACAACTTACAAAACACAACAAGCCAGCCAAAACAACAACGCAAAAGTAGGTTGTCAAGCAGCAAGCGCAACATCAACCATTGTTCTTATGGAGATTTCAGCATGACACACGAAGAGCTTTGCAAATTGTTGCTTGACTCTGGTTTTGATTCGGGTTGGTCTTTAGCTGGTGAAGAACTTATTTTGTGGGAACACACAGAAAATCCGCCAAAACCATTAACGCGCCCTAAAGCGTAATGAAGTGGCGTTACCTCATCGGCTACGGGCTACTTATAGCAGTCGTAATGTGGGGTTGTAGTGGTTGCACAATTAGTAAAAGCAATACAACGTACCAATGCTTTACGAAGCAAGCCTGTGAATAAAACACCAGAACAACACCACGCAGGTCTGATCGTGTTCGTGGGTCGCATCATGGCCGCCTGCTTTGCGTTTACCATCATCGCATTTATTTACGGCATCCTGTTTGTTGACCAGCCTATGGAACAGGCGCCAACTGACGCCCAAATCATCGATCTCTTGTCAACTTTGTGCGTATTCCTCACAGGCACCTTGTCAGGTCTTGTTGCTGGCAACGGACTAAAATCTAAACAAAAGGACAAAGGAGCAGAAGATGAAAGCAACTGACAAAGCCCTACTTGCCTCATACGGTCGCTCAATGCTTGCTGCCGTTGTTGCACTCGCGGTCACAGGCAACACCGACCCAAACGCACTTTTAGCAGCTGCGATTGGCGCGGTCTGCCCAACCGCATTGCGATACTTAAACCCTAAAGACATGAAGTTTGGTCGTGGCAGTAGCAAAGGCTAAGCCAGGCGTGCCAAACGCACGCGACTACATAGGCAACGCAGACGGCGCATCAGCAGCGCCCCGTGCCGGCATGAACGAATGGATTAAACAAGCGATGGCCGCATCAAATGGCGCGCTATGGAATAACGGGTCATGGGGTCAACGTGACATGCGCGGTAAGCCAGGCTCATTAAGCGTTCACGCAACTGGTCGCGCTGTTGACTTGTCGTATCGCAAAAGCGAAAAGAACCCAAAAGCAGGACGCAAAGAAGCATTGGTCTTTATTGACAAACTTGTTGCCAATGCCAACGATCTTGGCTTGCAATGCATCCTTGATTACTTTCCAGAGCCACAGGGTCGAGCATGGCGCTGCGATAGGTACGCATGGCAGAAGTACGACAAGCCAACAATCCACGGCGCACCAGGTGGCGATTGGTTCCACATCGAGATAACCCCACAGGCCGCCGACTCGGTGATTTGGGTTAAAGCCGCATTTTTAAAGGTGTTCGGGGAAATCCCACCTAAAGAGTGACCTATCCCCTAAGGTCGAATTACCGACAAAAGGACAGGCAATGACTGACATCCAAATCTTTGACTACAGCGTCTATACGGGAGTGATGGACAACGGTCAAGAAATCTTGGTGCAAATCTTTACCAACCCCGACTCGGGCAAGTTCCTTCTGGGAC